TACTTACTGCTTCGGGTATTAGTTTAGGAAATTTAACTGTTACTGCACACGGACTAACAGAAACATTTAATGGCGCAGGCTTTATTTTCCGTTCAACTGGTGCAGATCCATTTGGAGTTGTTACTGGTAGTACTTATTATGTTAATATTGCTAGTACTAACAGTATTTCTCTGCACCCAACAGAATTAGACGCTGTCAATAGCACAGCTAGAATATTGTTAAGTGGCGGCACTGGCACATTCTCAATTACTGATGCTGCTTACGATGCAACACTAAAAGGCTTTTGGTTGGACAACGTTGCTATTCCACGTAAAAGTATTGTAAGACGTCAAGGCGACGATATGACAGGTGCGCTTAACTTGTTTGATCATCCAGGCGAACTTTCAGGTACTGGCTTGCCAAATGGTCCAGACGACTTGCAAGCTGCAACAAAACTTTATGTCGACAATGCAGCAGCACAAAGTACAGTTAACTTGTATGTAAGTACAGCAGGTAACGACTTACAAACATTTACACCAGATGGTAAAGAAGGTAGAGCTCCAGCGTATGCATATCGCACAATTAACGCAGCAGCACGTAAAGCAGAAGAAGTAATTATTGCTGCTCCGCCAGAGCCAGGTCCGTATATGCAGACTATGTCTTATGCAACAGGCACAACACAAGCATTAACTAACACAGTAGGCATTACAAGTCCAATAGCTGATCGTGCAAATGCAAGAGCAATTATTGTTGCTAACAAAGAATTTATTGCTAAAGAAGTTACAGGGTATATTGATGCAACTTTCCCTAATTTTGCAGGAACATACAGTTTAGAAATATGCCAACGTGATGTTGGATTTATTCTAGACAGTGTAAGTTTAGATTCACTACTAGGCAACAATGCTAACTTCTTATCGCGCTGGGCAGGCATACGTTACTATTCAAATGTTAGTGCGCAAAAAGCAATTGGCTCGCAGCGTGTAGAAACTATTGCAGGCATTACATATGCTAAAAGCATTGTTACACAATACATTTTAACTAACACAGCAGTACCTACAACATATCAAACTAGAGTGCCTCAGGTAACTAATTTATCGCTGCCTGATTCAAGTGCTGATGAAGTAATCGGCGCAAAGATGGATATCGTACTTGCTGTTATTGCAGACGGTGTATTAGATGCTCCGCAGATTGTTGATGGTACTACAACTTATAAGATTAATATTAACAACGGCGGACTTGGATTTATTAACCAAGCGAATCCAGAAAACACAGACATTATTCCAGGTAAAGTTGTACGTGGTAAAAACTCTGGCGCAGTTGCTAGAATTATTGACTACAAACACGAGTCTGGTGCTAGAGCAGTTAGTGTTGCTGGAACAGACGAAATTGAATTACAGCTACTAGAGCCAGTTGAATTTGTTGCAGGCGAAGAACTAGAGTACGGTAACTTTGTACGTGAAACACAGATTTCAATTAGAGTTGAATCTGGAATTTATGAAGAAGATTATCCAATACGTATTCCTGCTAACGTAAGTGTTAAAGGTGATGAATTTAGACGTTGTATTATACGTCCTAAGAAACGTGTTTCACAGTCGCGCTGGGCAAACACGTTCTTCTATCGTGATGCAGAATTTGATGGACTTATACTAGGTAAATCGAATATTACTAGTATTGCGTTTGATACACAACTAAATGCAGCAAGAACTCCTGGCACATACGCAGTAAGTTTGTTAACTAGTGATAAGCTAGGTAGCGGAGCAACATTTAGTGTTGTAATTGGCGCAGATGGTGCTATTGCAAGTATTGCTATTGTTACCAGCGGCGACCAGTATCAAAAGAATGAACGTATTACTATACTCGACGCACAACTAGGTGCAGGCGGAGCAACAGCAATTACATTTACAGTTGCAAGTGTTCCGAACGGTATTGAATATGTAAATCCACTTACTAATCAAGTAGATGGATACTTTGGTTATCATTATCTAGAAAAGCCAAACTCATTAAAGAACACAGGTTCTGGTTACGAAAACGTAGGCAAGTGGAATACTAATGCTCTTACACTTATTGACAACAAAGAATTTATTCAAGAGCAAGTTGTTAACTATATTGAAACTACATATCCTGCACTAGTTGGTAGTTATAGTAGAGCAAAATGCTTTAGAGACGTAGGACTAATTGTCGACGGACTTGTAAAAGATTTACGTAACGGCGGAAATGAGTTTTCACTAGAAGTACAAGGTACATATTATGCTGGCGCTGTCGAAGCAGGAACAGAAACTGAAACTGTGGCAGGTATACAGCATATTTACACAATGGCTGCAAGACTAATACTTGGGCTTTCTCCAACTACACTTTACAACCAAGCAGGCGGTGATGCTTCAAATAGATTATATGCTGAAGACTTATTTAATGCATCAGGAGAGCCACAAGCATGGTCGGCTGCCAAAGTATTTAGACTTGGAACTGTAGTTAAATTTACAACTGGTTTAAGTGTTACAACTTACTATACTCCAACTAAAGAACACACAAGTAATGCAACATTTGGAGCAGCAGAAATTGCAGAGTACTGGAGAGTAATTGACGGTCCAGCGACAGTATTACAAAACTTAATCGATACTGTAAAGTTTGCATTTAACGCAGAATACAATCCACCATTAAGTAACATTGATATGGATGTGTTCTTAATGAATGATGCAACAATGTGTCGTAATATTACTGTGCAAGGACACGGCGGATTTATGTGTGTACTTGATCCTGAAGGACAGGTTCTAACTAAGTCCCCATATATACAAACTGGTTCAAGTTTCTCACAGTCACTTAACAAGCAAGCATTTAGAGGCGGATTGTTTGTTGATGCGTTTGTTGGTAACAGTGCAGTACAAGTTATAGAAAAAGTAGACGGAAGTGCATTTAGATTAAAAATTCAAAGTTTAGGTTCAGTGGCAGTACCACAAGGATTGTTTGTAAGACGTCCTGAAACACCAAGTGCGTTTTACATAGACGGTAGACGTTTCCAAGTTAACGCAGTAACAGCATACGATAAAAATGCAGGTACAGCAGAACTTATATTGTCGCCAAACTCAAATGGCGGCACAGGATTTACCGGTGTAACTAGTTTACTAGGAACCGGCGTTGATCTTGACGACTTTAGCACTCCCATTCCACTTACACTACAAACAGCTGGTAACAGAAGTATCTTAGGTAATGACTTTACACAAGTTAACGACTTAGGATACGGTTTAGTTGCTGCAAACGGCGCCTTAAGTGAAATGGTTAGTATGTTTACATACTACTGCTATGCTAGTTACTATTCAAAGAACGGTGCTGAGATCAGATCACTAACAGGATCTAGTTGTTATGGTGAATTTGGTTTAGTTGCAGAAGGTTCTGATCCAAACGAAATTCCAGATGCAGTTGCATTGTATCAAGATATGACACAACCTGCTAAAGCGTTTGATGTTGATGCAATATTGTTCACAACTGGCTTTTTAACACTTACAGCAGGTGAAACATTAACACAGGCAGGTTCATCGGCAGCTGGTGTAGTTGCAGTTGCAACAAGTCAAACAGGTGGATCGAATGTAATATATGTAACAAGTCAGACTGGTGCATTTGATACAACTAACCAAATATCTGGTAGCGTAAGCGGCGCTCTCGGCGCAGATAGTGTCCCAGTTAGTGTTGACTCAAACGGCTATGACAATCCCGTAGAAGGATTGTCAGTATACGTATACGATATGAAAGATACGCCGTCGAACAGATCAGAAGTTAACATTTATCACCCAGCTCGTCCAGCATTTGCACGTTACGAAGTTGCAAACGCAGAAATTGTTGCTCATATAATTGGTGAATATCCGTTACTTGTAGAAACAACAGATTACTCATTTACTAAAGCTAATGCAGCAGCAAGTGGATTTATTTTTAATATATACAAAACAATTGATGCAGGTTATACTGCAACATTTACAGCAGCTAATGACGGCAGCAACTACACAATAGGCGATGCATTTGTTGTCACTGGCGATAAACTAGGTGGCGCAACAACAGCAAACGATTGTACAGTTACAGTTGCTACAGTTGACGGAACAGGACAGGTACTAACAGTCACAGTTGCAGGTACTATTGCAGTTGAAGAAAGTACTCCAATGTACAGTGGTGCTGTTTACAAACTTAACTTTAGTACAAGTGATACACAGTTTAGTGCAAACGGTCTACTAGAAATTGTTCCGTTTAACACAAGTCTTGTTTACTACAGAAACCAGACACACATTGTTAGTGACTTGGCTCGTCCAGATGTATTAACAATTCGTCCAAGTACAGCATTAACGTTTGATGAGAACCCAGGCTTTGTTTATAGAAGTATTAGTTTCTTAACAAGTGATAGTTTAGGTACTGAGTTGCCTGCTAACACTTCACAAGCAGGACTAGACAGTACATACGATTTTATCAGATTAACAGTAGATCCTGCTAAAGCACAAGAAACACCATTATCAAGTACAGGTACTACAAAAGGTAACACAGCAGGAGATGTTGTACTAGCAATTAAACTAGCAGATGACAATGAAATCTTTAGACTTAATAACAATGCAAGAACACCTGCTAATAATAGACCTGCAGGATCAACAGCAGATAGTTTAACAATAGAAGCTCCAATTATTACATGGGCCGGTAAAAAGCATTATGCGTTTAACTATCGTGGTGTTGACGCTACTAATACTGTAGTTGAACCAAGTGAAGATAATGTATACGCTATTGTTGACTTAGTTGACTATGATACAATTAACCAAACAGACGCAACAGGCCTTGCAGCCACAGCAGTACTAGGTTCAGAACTTGTTACAATTAGAGCAGGACTTAAAGCAGGTGCAACTGCACAAGTTACAGTTAACATTAGTACATGTCGTGCTACGTCACATGACTTCTTAGACATTGGTACAGGCGGATTTAACTCAAGTAACTATCCAAATGTTATCTTTGGTGAGCCAGGTGAGAAGAAAGAAGCTAACGAAGTAAGAGAAGTAGGCAAAGGTCGTGTGTTCTATGTGAGTACAGACCAAAATGGTATCTTTAGAGTTGGTAGATTCTTTAGTGTAGACCAAGGCACAGGTACAGTTACATTTAGTGCATCACTTGCACTTAGTGACGTAGACGGACTAGGCTTTAAGCGTGGTGTTGTTATTACTGAATTTAGTACAGACACAGCGATGGTAGACAATGCTTCGGATACAGTACCAACAGAAAGTGCTGTACGTGGTTATGTTAACAGACGCTTAGGCTACGATGTAACTGGTGCGCCAGTTAGTAATAAATTAGGACCTGGTGTACTTGCTCCAAACGGCGCAGTACCAATGACAGATGATTTGAACGCCGCTGGCAATACAATTACTAACATATCAGCTCCGGTAAACTTAGCTGATGCAGCAACCAAAGCATATGTCGATGACGGACGTGGCGGCAATGATGAAATTAAAGATTTACGTAGTGTTGAATATAACAACATTGCAGCAAATCAGATTTTGGTATCTACAGGAAATAAGAAATTAATTCTTAGTGCAGGCAGTATAGTCGGCGGCGCACTTGCTATCGGTGATGTTATTACAGGATCAATATCAGGAGCAACTGGTACAGTTGTTGATTATGTCGACGGACTAGTTGGCATTGAAGGTAATATTTGCGAAGTAACATACGAAGTATTAACAGGTGTGTTTAGTGACGGGAAGCCAGCAGACGGCCCAGCAGCTGACGTACTTACCGCGTCAGGCGGCAAACAGGGTAACGTAATAGATGGACCAATTGATGAATGGGCCAACGGTGTAGCAAATCCAGCAAGTGATATTTTAATAGATACTGTAAGAGTTAACGCAGGATTGTCAACTCGTTATACACAATTAAATTTACAAATTAATCCAGGGTCAATTGTTAATAGCGATGTGTCTGGTACTGCAAATATCTTGCAAAGTAAACTAAATCTAGAAGCAGCAACAACTAGAGCAGATGCAACAGGTATTAGTCAAAGTGATTTAGGTAGTGCAAGTTTTGATAGTGGTAAATTTACTATTACTGATGGCTGGGTTACAGTTAAAACAGGAAGTGCAAATCTAGCAGATATTGAATCTATTGCAACTGATACAGTACTTGGTAGAAGTGCAGACGGCACTGGAGCAGTTACGGCAATATCATTTGCTACAGTAGTTGATGAAGGATTAGGTTTAGCAGACGGAGACTTTGTTACTGAAATATTAGTAGCGGATGATCCAGGTGAAGCACTAATTAAAACTGGGGCTGGCACATATGGTATTAGTAATGTGTCTACTACAGGTGAAGTTAATAGTATTGTTAAAACAGATGTTAACGGTAAGATACAAGCTAACTCACTTATATTAGGCGGTGATGCAAGTTACGAAGTATTAAGTTTAGACACGCTAACACTACAAGTTAAAACTCCAGCACAAGGTACAATATTTACAGCAGGTGGCGGTAGTGCAGGAACTGGAACATTAGGTAATCCAGGATATGTAGCTCCAACATTCCCAGACATGCTAGTAAAAGGTAGTGTAGGAATTGGCGGCACTGCAATAAGCGAAAGTATTCTACAAAGTGTGTCAACATTTACTGGTGAAAAGACACTAGGTGTTGATTGGATGTATTCAAGCTTTATTGAAGCTCCAGGTGAAAAAGGTGCAGCAAGTACAGCTATTGCAATTGGTGCTAATACAGGTAAAACTACAGTTGGACAAGTAGGTATTATTACTGCTAACGCTGCATCTAGTTCAAGTGTTGCTCCTGCTATCTTTAGCTCAATTGGAATGATACCAGACACTGATAACACATATGATATTGGTAGTGCAACTAAAAAGTACAAAGATGTGTATGCAACAACATTCCGTGGTACTGCTACTGAATCATACTACGCTGACTTAGCAGAGAATTACTTAGCTGACGCAGAGTATGCTCCTGGCACAGTTATTGAGTTTGGCGGTGAGGCTGAAGTTACACAAAGCACAACACACGGTACACATCGTGTAGCAGGCGTTGTATCTACTAACCCAGCACACTTAATGAATTCACACTGTGAAGGCGCAAACGTTGTTGCAGTAGCACTACAAGGGCGTGTACCTTGTAACGTAATTGGCAAGGTTGCCAAAGGCGATATGCTAGTAGCAAGTAATGTTCCAGGATATGCAATTGTTAACAACACTCCAGCAGTTGGTAGTGTTATTGGTAAAGCACTTGGAACTAAACTAGACGGCGAACGCGGTACAGTTGAAGTTGTAGTAGGAAAGCACTAATGGATAAGAAAGCAGTAGACAAACTAATTAAAGCTGGTGCAAAAACTAGTGTAGATCAAAAAAATCCGCAGGGTAGGCAAGTTGTCCATACTGCGGGTAAACTAAGAATACAAGTAAACAAAGGAGCTGACCGTGGCCAAACAAACCGTTAATTTAGGAACCAGTGCAAACAAAGGTGACGGCGATCCGTTGCGCACAGCATTTGACAAAGTAAATGATAACTTTACAGAACTATATCCTCGTGTTGAAGCACTAGAGGATGGAAATGTTACAACAGATGTTGTAGGAAGTATATTTGGTGATGATAGTACACTACTAGTTGATGGTGTTAACAACACAATACCTAAAGCAAACATTGAAGATAGTGCAAACTGGGATACAGCATTTGGTTGGGGCAATCACACAGCCGGTGGATACGCTC